ATACCACCCATTGTAAATGCTAAATCTATAAACTTATCTTCTAAATCAACCATGTCTCTAGCTGTTTGATAGATACTTGCTTTAAATTTTTCTGTCCAAATATTTGGGTTTTCTTTTATTAATTGATGAAACAATTTAATCACACTTTCAACATGGTGTGTCTCATCTCTGATAGACCAAGTTACGATTTGGCACATACCTTTCATACGTCCATATCTTTGGAAGTTAAGTAGCATTGCAAACGAAGCAAATAATTGCAGTCCTTCACCAAAAGCAGAAAAACATGCTATCTCTTTAGCTAATCCTTCTAGTCCTTTGCCTTTAGATGCAAACAAATATTCATGTTTATCGGACATCTCTTTGTATTCTTGAAATGCTTTGTATTCTTTATCAGGTAAACCAATAGTATCATTCAATAATGAATAACTATGTGCATGATTAGCTTCACTTGTAGCTATAGCAGATAGCATCATTCTAACTTCTGGTGCTTTAAATTGTGGAATATATTTATCTAAATATGCTTGAGCAATATCTACATCTCCTTGAGTAAAAAACTTTAAGATTTGTCCTATTAAGTTTTTTTCTTCTACAGTTAATCGTTCATTCCAATCTCTTACGTCTTCATGCAATGGAACTTCACTAGGTAGCCAGTGCATTTTTTGTTGCATATCGTATGATTGAAAAGCCCAATCGTAATCAAACGGTTTGTAGTATGCTCTTTTTTTAAATAAACTCATCTTAATAATTCTATTCCTTCTATTATAATTATAACTAACAATTCTACTGCTAAGACCGTGTGGTACACAGTCCATAATACGGATTGTTTTGGTTTTCTTTTAGTTCTTTTTTTTCTTCTTGGTTTGTCTATGTCATCAAATATTGTACTGTATGTCATATCATTGCTCCCACAAGTAAGCCTAATAAAAAACCTACCCATGCACCTGCAATACCTTCACGGTAATACAAAGATAGTGCATTAAGTTCTGCTAGTAATTTTTTCATATTATATTATTCACACGCCAAGCAATCAGCTTCAGGTATGATTGTCCTTTCTACTTTTTTTGATAATAACTCTGCACGTTTAATTGCTTCACTTCTGCAATAGTACAGTGTTTTAATTTTCTTTTTCCATGCCAACATGTGTATGTCATGGAGTTCTTTAATATTAACATCAGCAGGAACAAAAACATTTATTGATTGAGCTTGGCATATATATTGCTGTCTATCAGCCGCATGTTCTATTACCCATTGTTGATTAATTTCTATTGCTGTTTTAAATGTGTCTTTCTCATAATCAGAAAGTTCATCTAAATGTAATACTGAACCTCGTTGAGCTACAATAGATTGCCACACTGCATCTGTGTTTAATCCTTTTTTAGTTAATAGCTTTTCTAAATATTTATTTTTAACTAAGAAAGAACCTGACATAGTTTTTTGCACATAAGCATTAGCTCTAAAAGGTTCTATTGAAGGTGATGTAGTTCCACAAATAATTGAAGAGGAAGCGTTAGGAGCAATAGCTAATAAGTGAGCATTACGCATTCCAGTACCTTCCATGTCTGGTGCTTCACCTCTTTTAATTGCTAAACTTTTACTTTCTTCAACAGCTTGTTCTTTAATCTTTCTAAATATTTTTAAGTTCATAGCTTTTGCTAATGCACTTTCAAAAGGAATACCTTTAGATTGTAGATATGCGTGAAAACCCATAGCTCCTAATCCAATACTTCTTTCATTAGCCGCACTAAACTTTGCTCTAAATACATTTTCTGGTGCATTCTCTATAAAGAAAGATAAAGCATTGTCTAAGAACCTTACTAAATCAGGAATAAACAAAGGTTCTTTTTGCCATTCATCATACTTTTCTAAATTTACAGAAGACAAACAACACACTGCTGTTCGGTTTTCATTCGTAGGTAATGTAATCTCGGTACATAAATTAGAATGATGAACTCTTAATCCTAGTTTCTTTTGTGTTTCAGGCAATGCGTCATTGATAGTATCTATAAATGAAACATAAGGCTCACCAGTAGCAACTCGTGTTTCTAATAATTTTTGCCACAACTCTCTTGCTGATACAGTCCTAACTATTTCTTTTGTATGAGGGTCTATTAAATTCCAACTGTCATCATAAGTGGGTTCTGCAATACATTTCTCTATAAGTTCCATAAAGTCATTAGAAATGTTAATACCATGATGAAGGTTAAGACATTTTCTATGTATGTCTCCACCACTAGGTTTACGCATTTCTAAAAATTCTATTATCTCTGGGTGAGACATATCCATGTAAGCCGCATAACTTCCACGCCTTGTTTTACCTTGAGAGAACGCAAGTATCTCACTGTCAACTACATGAAGAAAAGGAATTGAACCAGATGATTGTGAACCACCTGATGTGCTAACACCATCACTTCTTACATGACCCCAGTAACCGCCAATACCTCCACCAATAGATGCTAACCAAGCATTCTCTGTGTAGTGTCCTGTTAATCCGTCTCTACTATCTCCAACATAATTTAAGAAACAAGAGATAGGCATACCTCTTGTACTACCACCATTAGATAAAATAGGTGTTGAGTACATAAACCAAAGTTTAGAAGCGTAATTATAAATACGTTCTGCCATCTCATCATTATCTGAAAATGCTTTTGCCGCTCTCATAAATCCATCTTGCGGTGATGTTTCTTCTGGTAATAAATATCTATCTTTTAATGTGGTCTTACCAAAGTCAGTAAGTAAATTGTCTCTGTCGTAGTTAATCATAAATGTTTTATCTCTAAGTATCTTTCTCTATCTAATGTTAAATAATTAATTTCTACTGGTTCAAATATGTCTAAAGTTTTAAACACCATGTGTTTATCTAAGTGACTACATGTGTAGACATCTAATTGAACCATAGCAGGTTTGTCTTCGTCCCATGAATGAAATGCTATGTGTGATGTTTCAATGGCTTGTAAACAAGTAAGACCTTTATTACCTTCTTTGTCTACATACACTGCAACAGTATCTCCTAATGGTTTCATTTTTAGTTTTGCAACTAACTCTCTTACCCATCTTTTAATAAACTCGACATCTTTAGGAGGTTTGTTTACTGTGGCACGAATAATAATATGCTTATGTTCAAGCATCTTTACTTTCTGTGACTTTAGGTACGCCTTCTTTTTCTATAATAAAGTCAATGTATTGTTTTGCTTTTTTTAAATCTTCTATACCGCCTTTACCTCTCCACCTTGTAATGTACTTAACAACATTACCTTCGCAGTATGTGAGTTTGTTTGCTATGATATAATCAATAGGTTCAATCTCATTGTTTGCATAGTGTGGAGGGTTCTGTATCATATCTGCCATAATGTAACCTTCCCTGTTTTTTTATTGTATTCTCCGTGTCTTAAAATGTGTGCAACTCTAGCTTGTTGTAGAGCTTCTTGTTCGGTGTAACCTTTGTCTTTGTAAATACCTTTGACAATTTTCCATAAATCTAAAAGTGGAACATTAGTGTATTTCTTAATTAGCTTTTCTGCTGTCTTAATTCCAACACCATCTATGCCATCATATCCGTCAACTTTATCTCCAGTTAAAACCTGTATCATAAAATTATAATCAGCTAATCTTTGAGGGATTTGCTCAGTAGTTGTGCCATCATTGGATAATGTGCAAGGGATAGTACGCATGTCTTTATCAATACTGACTATTACTCTATCTTCTTGCGTTGGTTCAGTTGCCATAATACCCATGACATCATCAGCTTCTAAGTTCTTCCACACTACACCATTATGTTTTTCCATAATGTGTTCACGCATTGCGTTTAAAACTATAGGCTTACGTTTACTATTTCTGTTAGATTTATATGTTGGAAGAATATCTTTTCTAAAATTATTCTTATCTGTTAATGCAACGATATAATCATCTGCTGATAAATTAGAACCTAAGTCATCTATGACTGCATCAAATTGTTGTTTACAACTATTTTCATTTGAATGTAATGTCCATAGTCCATCACCCCAATTAGTTTCTACTTCATTGTTTGTGGCAATTTGATACGCAAGTATATCACCATCAATTAACAATACTTTTTTCTTTTTATACATTTTTAACTATCCTCTCCTGCATAGATTTGCTTAAATTTTTTGGTAAAAATATTTCGGCTAAAGGTATAAGAACAAACCTGCTTCTAAACCCATCACCACCTGCTTTTAAAGTTTTGATATATTTTTTAGCTAATCTCTTTACAGTTCTTGTATCAAATATTAATCTACAATAATCCTTATCGCCATCAGCTAATATGTGTACCCAATAGTTTGCAGTTGTAGCCATAATACCTGAAGGCTTACCATTACATTCTACTTCAACAGCAATGTTACCAGTTTTAAACCACCAGTCTCTTTCGGTTTTAACTTCTATTTTAGTTTTATCTTTATCTAAAATTGAGGCTAATTTCTTTTCTCTCTCTTGACCATATTTCAAGTCAATATCAAATTTTTTATTTATCAATGTGTTCCACTCCAATTAGTTGAAATTTTATATTCGCCTGTTAGCGGCACTCTTAGATTGAAGTGTTCACCTGCACGTTTAATACATTCTACTGCTATCCTACCAATCTCATCAGCGTCTTTTTCTTCACACTCAATTTGTATTTCATCATGTACCCATACAACTTGTTGTGCGTTCTTATATTTCTGTATCTCTTTGTTAAATTCTACTAACCATCTCTTGCACAATATTGCCCCTGCTGATTGCAAAAGTGTATTGAGTGCTGAGTAGCTGTTCCTAACTTTGATTTGTCTTTTGTCTAAACCTGTTAGATACCCTCGTTCAGCCGCAGACTGTACGCCTTCTATAAGTTTATGTAATGCAGGTAGATTATTTAAAAATCTTTTCTTAATCTTTCCTGCTTCTTTAAAAGGTTTGTTTATTACTTCAGCAATTTTTTTGACACTTCCACCATATAAAAAACAATAATAGAAACGCTTTGCTAAATCTCTACTGTCTAGCCCTGCTAGTTTTTGTGTCTCTGTATGTATGTCACCTTCAAGAGCAACCTTTGTATATGCTCCATTATCAAACTTAGACATGTAATGACAAAGCATCATCACTTCTAAAGAGCTTACGTCTACACCTACTAATCGTTTACCTTCTGGTACTGTGAATAATTCTCTACACTCTTTACCAAACGGAGCTGATGTACTAGGGACTTGACCTAAGTTAGGGTATGAATGACTAGCTCTTGATGTAACACATGAATTAGTATTACAAGTGCCATGTATCTTACCATTACGTTCATGCTTTAACCAAGCCTGTGAACCATTTGCTATTTGTGCAATTCTTTTATTTAATAAAAAATGTTCACATAATATTTTTGCTTCAGGATATGGAAGTTTAGATAATATACTGTCATCTAGTTTTGCTTTACCATCTGCTGTAAATTCTTGAGCGTCCCAACCGTACTTCTCTTTTAATCTTTGAGCTACATGGTGTCTGCTTGATGGATTAAATATAGTAACACTATCTTTTAGTTTCTTACCTGTTTTTGTTGACCATCTTTCAGTAACTATGGGTTGGAATACATCTTGCAATTCCTCTGAAAGTTCAGCAAGTCTTGCTTTTAATTTAACAGACAAAGCCTGTGCTTTTTCAGTATCAAATGTAAAGCCATGTTCTTCTTGTTTAAATATAAGTGAAGCTACTTCATGTTCTAAATCCATAGCTTCTTGGGAGTAACCTTTTTCTTCGATAACTTTATAAAGTTTATAAGTAACTTCTGTATCTTGCTTACAATACTCAAGCATCTCAGGTGTAAAAGTTTGCCAGTCAGTTTCTATCTGCTCTTTGTATTCACCTATACGATTGCCCCATGCTTTTAATGAGTGTTTACCTATGCAATCTTTTGGAAAATCTTTTATTGAAAAATCTTTATCTTTGATGTCAGAAAATATTAATCTAGTACCTACAAGTGTGTCAAAAATTTTGCCTGTAAATGTAGCGGAATATAATTTTTCCAATACAGGAATATCAAATTTAATTATATTATGTCCGATAATTAACTCTGCTTCTTTTAGTTTTTTAATAGCAGTTTCATTATCAGGTGTAAGTATTTCCCCTGTGTCTATATCTTTTAAAACAATGCAATGTACTTTGTCACAAGAATGTAAAAATCCATTGGTCTCTATATCAAAAACGTATCTCAAACTGATACCTTCTTAATTTTTAATACATTTACTGAAGGCATAGTAGTGACGTTACCTACATCACCTAGTGTGCCATCATCATTAAAATTAACATCACCTGCAATTACATGCACATCTTTGTCTGCTCTTAAAAGCCAACCTGCTGTAATACAGATAGTAACTTTACTTGCTTTAGCTTCTTTTAATGAAGTCCAAATAGCAGAGGCATTTATATCTTTCCAATAACAATGCACAAATGGTGCATCTAGTATCTTTTTATTTATTTTCGGTAGTTTCATAATTAATGTAATGTTTCTAATTTAACTTCTATATTCCACGCCGCATCATCACCGCTCAATGCCATGCTTGTTAAAGTATCTTGCAACATGAAAGCTGTTTTAATACTTCCAACAGATATTGTTTGGGGGACGTGTGTTGATTTATATTTGGCAACTGCATCAGCAATTAAGCCAGACCAAAACAAAGCGTTTCGTTTATGCTTTGTTGTTGTTTTTTTAGTAGTCATCTAATACATCAGGTGTTGTCTCTGTCAGACAACCTGTGTTTAAATCATATAATAAAGTACATGCTTTACCTGTCTCACCACTAAACCTGTTTTTTAAAATTGTAAGATTTGCTAATTTCTTTTCTGATTTAATATCTCTATTAATACCTATGATTAAATCTGATAGTTGACCTATAGATGCTGAACCTCGAAGACTGTTCATGGTAACTTCTTTACCGTCTTCAAAACCTTTATCACCTTCTGACCTACGAAGATGTGATATAAGAATAACACCTATACCTGTTTCTTCTACCAGTGTTCTTAATTTACTTACAAAATAATCTATAAGTTTTCTTTCATCATTAGTATGTTCATCACCTAATGCTGATAGAGCCATGTGTAGATGGTCTAATACTACAAAGTCTACTTCACATGACTTTGCTAAATATCTTATTTTGTTAAGAAGGCTATCGGCGACTGTGTTGCCAAAATGGTTATATAAATAAAAGTTCCCATTACCAATAGTAGATTTAAAAGTTTCTTGTAATTGTGTTTCACTTATTCCTTCTCTTGTTAAGTGCAAAGGTTTTTTTAGGTGAACACCCATAATACCTAACGCACTACGTTTAATACTTTCTTCTAATGCAATGTAGCCAACACCAAAACCTTGTTTCAATAGGTCTAACGCAACGTGTCTACAAAAAGATGATTTACCTACACCTGTACCTGCTGTGATAGTTGTTAACTCACCTTTTCTTAATCCATGAGTTTTATCATTAAGAGATTTAAAAGGATATTGTGCGGTAACATAATTATCTTCTTTCATTATCTCATCAAATATTTCTGAGCCTAAGACAATTCCATCAGGTCGGTATGGTTTAGCGTCCCACATAGCTTTAACTAATTTATCTTCCTGACCTGCTAACAACATTTCGTTAGGGTCTTTTAAAGGTAGAGACGCAATCTTGGCTTTCGAAGGCGTAAGAAGTTTTGCACATTCTATCGCCGCTTTCTGCCCCTGTTCGTCTTGGTCGAACATAAAGATTACGTTCTCATAACCCTCCAAGAAATCGAGTGATTTTTGTATGTCTTTTTTTGCACCTGCCGCACCTGTTTTAATAGATACAACGTCCCATTTGTTGTTATCCATACATTGTGACATTGTAAGTGCATCAATTTCGCCTTCACATACGGTTATGTATTTACCTTTTCCTTTACAAGTATGTTCTCCAAACAAACCTGCTTCTTTAGGTGTACCTAACCACTGAAAATCTTTATTAGGGTATCTAAGTTTTTGTGCTACTAACTCTTTGCTATCATTATAATAATTAGCAATATGACAAGGACGTGCAAACCATGCACCCACTTGATAGTTATATTTTTGTACTGTATCTAAATTTATTTTTCTTTTATTAAGAGGTAAATGTTCACCCGAAATAAAATTACTTTCTTGTTTTGTAATTGGTGTAAGCTCCATTGTTGATTGTCCTTGTGTTGTTGTGTTGCAAGAAAAGCAGTAGGCATGTCCGTCTGAATAAACGGAATTTGCGTCTGACGAACTGCAATTATCGCAAGATGTGTGATATAAAAATTCGCTTTCGTTCATTGTAAGTCTGTAAAGATTTTTTCTGGTTTTAGTTTTTTGTAAACTTCGCTAAATTTTTTTAGCAAAATATTCCAGTTTGTTTTGTGTATAGGTGCTTTAGTTTTGTTCCACAGTACAGCTTCTTCGTTTATCTGCCTGTTAAGCGTTTCTAATTCAAAATGTTTCATTGGGATTAATAAAGGGAGGGGCTAACTTCAGTCTCCTTCCATTAGCCCATAAATAAAAAACGCCCCTAGCTATTTCTAACTAGGAGCGTCTCAATCAACAATCGCACTTGTGTCAAAACACATGCACGATTTGGAGTTAATTGCATTTCTGCAACCCACTACCTCAACCTTGTACTTTGTTTTCAACTTTTTAACAAGTTCTCTTAGCGAAGAGTATTGTTGAAATGTAAAGTTAGTGTCGAGAGTTTTTCCATCTTCAGATAAGCCTCCTACAAGACCTACTGCAATAGAATTTTGATTAGTAATTAAAGGTTGGTTTATTGGTAAAATTGCACCAGACATATCTTCTGGTCTACCATTTTCTACTGTACCATCTCTTTTAATTACAAAATGAAAAGCGTTGTGAAAGAAACCTTCTTTTCTATGAAGTAAAGTTATATCCTTTGCACTTAAATTTTGATTAGGTTTTGTTTTAGTTGAATGAACAACTATAAAATCAGTTCTACTTCTAAGATTATTGTTCATTTAACCACTCCAATGGAATATGTTTGTCTGCATATTTAAAACCATATTTTTCACACCACATGGCATAAGTTGTTGCAGACTTTTTAGATATTCGGCTTCTTGAATTACTAAATATAAATCTAATATCTTTTTCTGGGTGTTGTTCTTTTACAAGTCTCATCTTTTGCCTGTCAGCAGAAGTGAACAAACCTTTTGTTTCTATATAAATATCTTGTTCATCTAGGTAAAAGTCAGGCGTATAAGCATGAGCTTTCTGTGGTTTGACATACGTCAATTTAACCTTCTCATATTTATACTTTACCTTGTTAGCATCTAGCTCTTGTGAGATTGCTATTTCAAGACCTGACCTAAACCCATATTTAAGTCCTACTTGATTAGAAGTCAGATGCTTCTTGTATCTCATCTGCTTCAGTAGGTTGTTCTTCGGGTGCAACATAACCATCTTTAATTTCGTCAAAGCCATGCCCTTTTGCTCCTGCACCTGCTCCACCTTCAACTAACTTGGTTATTTGTACTGCCTTTAATCTCAAAGACACACCTGCTCCCGCCATTGCGGTGTAGTAAGGTATCATGTCTGCTGAAATTTTCATTTCAGAACCAGACCATACTTGCTCTTTCATTGGTGTGCCTTTGCTATCAAAAATTGGTATCTTGATGTCTATTACGTCACCAGATTTCATCATAATTTTTGCTTTAGCTTTGAATTTGAAGATGATATTGCCAGTTGGTTTACCCTCAATATATTCTTCTTCAAAAGGCATGTTTGCTGTTTTAGGTTCTTTACCTTTAGTTTTTTCTTTAGCCATTTCTAAAGACTTTTTCATTTCTTCTTTAATGGATTTAATTACTGTTTGAGCTTCTGACCCTTTTAGAATGAGGTTAGTTTTAAAGTGTCCTCCATTCTCTTTATCAAATTTAGTGTCAGGCGTGTTTAGCCAACAGTATTGAGAAACACCCACAGGTGTTACTATCTTATTGTATGTTTGTTTAGTCATTATTTCCTTATTGTTATTGTTCTCAGTGTTTTCTCCGTGTTGATTATTCTAATAGTGTAACTTTACTATCCATTAGTGCATAGGTTTAGGCAAAGAAAAACTTAGATTGATGTAGTAAAGCTAAATTTAAATCACCACTTTCAGGTATTGCAGGTAATTTATTTCTAGTTTCATCAGGCAATAATTGCCCAACATCTAATTTAAACTTTGTAAATAAGTCTTGACTAAAAGTATCTACAAAGGCTTCTCTTATGCTTTGATTAAGTTTATCTATATCACAAGCGTGTGTAGCAAAACTATCATGCACATTGCAAAAACTATCAATACCTTTTGCTTTAGCAATATTAACAGTCTTAACCATACAAGCACTATCTAAGCTATGAACATAGTTAGCCGCTACAGCATTTCTACTTCTTAACTTATCAGTTTCTTTTGTTTCTTGTTTTATCTGCGGTGCAAACACCTCACCCATTAAATGAGACCTTACTCTTTTACTTTTCATTTCTGGGTAGTATTGAAACACAGGAAAGCCTACAGGTGTAACCCAATGTATAGGTATTCCTTCTTTTGCAATTATCTTTGCATTGTTTTGTAGATAATCCATACCTACCCTAGCTGATTTTAAATTCTCACCTATACTAGCCCATATTATTTTAGATAAATATGTTGCAGGTTTAAACATGTCATCAAAAGGGTGCATTTCTCCTTTGTCTTTTCTTTTGGTTAAATCTTCCACTACAAAGTCAGTGCAAGAGTATCTAGTAGACCCATAACAAATTGTCATAATAGGTCTTTTACATGTAGACCGTTTGACACCATACTCTAACCATTTTTGTGCTAATGGGTCGCCTTCACTAGCTTTAACTTTTAAAGTTTTAATAACTTCGTTAGCTACTAACTGGTAGATGTCTTGTGGTAGTTCACTTGGTAAGCAGTTAACTAATTTACCTGCAACTTTATCTTTTAATAACAAAGAATAAATTTGTAATCCATTGCAAGAACCATCTACGTTAACAGGTATATGAGAAATAAACCCATCACCTGTTTCATGGTATCTTTTCCACTCATCACAAAATGCAAGAAATTGAAAAGGATTATCTGCGTCCTCCCATTTACGATTAGCAATAGGGTCTTCAGCACATTCTTTAATCCATGCTAAATTATCATAAGACCATTTTTCTCTATCTTCAAATGATACCTTATCATTGCCCCACATATTAGAACCGTGAACAGCTAACCAAAACACACCTCTATTTTCTGTAGTAATAGGTTTACCTAATGAAAAATTAAGCAATGCTTTAGCCCCATTGATAGACTGATAGTTAAGAAATGCAGGTACACAATAAGCTCTACCTCTAAAATCTAATTGTAGAGGAAAGAACAAAGTAGCATATTCTTTAAACTTCTCTGCTAACCATATAATCTTAGCGTATAGAAGCCTTTTAGAGACCATACGGTTGTTTTCTGTGTGTACTATGACACTTTCCTTCTTAAACTTTTTGAGTGCTTCTGGGTTGGTCTCAATGTCATGTGGTTTATTTGGTAAATCTAGGTTTTTAATAGGTGGCATACCTCCTATAGATAAACCTTTGTCCCATGCGTTTTGCATAACACCAAGAATAAACTTATTAATTTTATAAGCTGTTCCTTGCATTAAATTGACTGCTGTTGTTACTTCAGGCATAGCAAAGGCTTCTAATTCTTTAGTGAATTTTTTACCTTTTTGTTTAACAAGGTCTAATTCTGGCATTTCTGATGTCCAATAACCGTGTCCGACCACTTTACCGTCCTCTACAGATTTTGGAGGCATAACCATAGGCAGGTATTCTGGGTTTAATAGCTCATTAAACTTATTACGGTTATTAATCCATTCTTTTGTTTTTTCAGTCTGTTTAATAACTTTAACAGTCTTGTGTTTGTGTTGTTCTGTAGCTATTTCTACAAGTCCTGTACTAGAAATAAGCAAAGAAACAAGCTCCATTCCAACGTGTAATTTTTCAGTAGTAGTCCACTCTTCCCACTGCATAACTTCATCACGTTTTGCACTTTCTCTTAATTTTCTTCTTTTATAATTATAGTTCCAAGACCTTTTGTCTAAGTCTTTTTTAACTGTCTCGTATAACTCTGGGTTTAATCCTTTAAAATTTTTAAGACTAATCTCAGTTTCAATTCTACCACCTAAAGTAATAGCGGTAGCTGTAAGATTTTTAGTATTAGTAATAGTATTGATTACATGTTTTGCCGTTATCAATGCTACAATTTTAGGGTCTACTTGAGAAATATATTTGAGAGCAATGGGTGGTTTAGAATGAACATTTGATATTGCATGTTCTACCCATTCTGCAATGGCTATTGCTAATGGACGTATTGTATTTGCTACAATAACTTTACCGTAAGACGTAACGCTTTCCTCTTCACGTTCTATGTGTGACAGCCTTCTCTTATTTGTGCGGTTCTTTCCAAGCTCAGCAGACATCTTTTCAGTTTGTGTCTGGTCTTGATACGTTGGCATTATTTCAAGTATCTTCATTTATTCTCCTTATTATTGATTGATGCAACTGCGGAATGACCTACAAATTAGGTTCACTCCTTTGCTATTTTGTTTTGCTTGTGATAGAGAATAGTTGTTGAGTTTACTTGTTAAAACAATGTTGGGGCATCGTGGCGGAATGGTTACGCAGAGGATTGCAAATCCTATTGCATCTATGCACACCTGAATACGCCATTATTACTAACATTGTCATTACTAACTTTCCAACTATCCTCATATCACATCTTATGTTTAAGCGGATTTGTTTATTCCGTTTAAAACATTCACTGCTCCCATTAAGTTATTTGGTATTAAATGAGAGTATCTTTTTATCATCTTCCACGACTTGTGACCTAACATTTGACCTATCATGTGTAATTCAACCTTACCTGATTGAGCCAAACGTGTTGCACAAGTGTGCCTCAAGCAATGAATGACAAACTCTTTGTCGTCTTCAAGGTTCATTGCCTTACGCAAACGTCTCCAAGTATTCTCACAAGTCCAATACTTTAAATGTGAAAACACAAGGTCGTTTCTTTCCGCTTTTATTAACAACTTGAGAACAATAGACTTTGCACGTTCTGTTAAAGGTATACCTCTAGGTTCACCATTCTTTGTGACACTAGCAGGTAAGTTAATAACATAGTTTCCATTGTTGTTATGTACCATTAACTTCTTAATAGATAACGCCTCGCCTAGTCTCATACCTGTATCAATTAAGAACAAATAAAATTCCAAATAGTCAACCATATTCCACTCGGTTAACAATCTGATAATTTCTTTTTCTTCCATTGGTTCAAGGTATCGTTCTCTACCATTGTCTTCTTTTTGCCATTCAATATGAGGCATTCTATCAAGATGATAAATAGACTGTCTCTGATTAGCAAACCTTAACATCTTACTGATTGATGAAAGATAACGATTGATAGTTGCAGGAGCAAAACCTCTGTCCTCCAACGTGTCCACAAGGTTTCCAATGTGGGTATCGTTAACTTCAGTCACAAGCATTCCCTTACCAAGCATTTCAATAACTTTCTCGGCTCGTTTAGATTGCAACTTTTCCCAACCTTTAAGTGTTAATTTGCGGTGTATCTCCGTTAACAACTTTATATTTCGTTGTTGCATTTGTACCTCCGCTTTTCATTGTTATTTGACCCATTCTAAAAGAGTTGAATAAACTCTTCTACCTTTTGCTGTAAGACGTACAATTTTTCTACGTCTTTCCATTGGGTCTTCAAAAGCCTCTAATAGACCTATCCCTGTCTTTTTGTGTCTGTTAATGTCAGATAATTTATAAACATTCCTAGACACTGAAGACTGAGCTATGTCTAAATCTTCACTTATTTTTTGCATTGATATTCCATCTTTGTCCCCGTAAACGCTAACAAAAAAGAATACTGCTACAGCTTGAGCTTCAATTTGAGCATCAAACTTACGCAGTTCCTCTATTATTTTTAATAGATTTAATCCGCTTTTCATTTTCTCCCTTTCCTACTTTATAGTGTTGTTTCTTGCTTTATAAGTGAAGACAACCACACTTGAAACCATTACGATATAAATATTCGCCAGTACGCAATATCTATAATAGTTTCATGCTTTGATTTACTTACCTTAAAAGAATTCCATTTGGAATACTTTTCCGTATAAATATTAAATAGACCTAGTTTAATATCCATTTGTTCTCCTTTATCTAAGTTTATAATTTAGTAATATAGTTTAGAGCTTGTCCACCAAGCTACACCCCAAAAATTATATACATTTTTAGTTAGTAACAATTTCCCTCCTTTGTTTTGATAGAAATTACAACAATCCATTAGTGAATTAAATCCAATAATGTTAGTTTTCCACATGTTGTATACACCGTCTAGTAATAATAGACGGCATTTCGGCTATTAAAGCCTCTTCAGTACAACTTTTAGTTACCCATTAATCCTCCAGTGTTGATTTTTGGATTTCATTTGTAAGATTAAATAGTGGAGGGTTATTTCCCTCGATAACTCTCTCTATTAAATCAACAGCTTTGTAAGCCACCTGATGTGGTGACAATTCATCATACTGTTTTAGTGACCTTGTCCTTACCAGAAATGATAACACTTGTTTTTTTAGTTTTTGATGCACCGTCTAGTCCTTTTGTTGATTGAGTTTTATTTCCAAATATATCGTTCCACCCCTTCCGATATTTGTCAGAAGGGATATGAACGCCGTCTCGTATTTTATAAGATTTAAAGCCTGACATTATACTTGTATGTGGTTTTCTAATATTTCTTTTAACTCATTTGTTCTATTGGGTGTCAGCTCCATTTGATTAGTTGAATTGCCTTCACCATCAAATATTTTGATACTAAAACCATATTTTGTAGTTTTAAGTTTTTCAAATTGGGCTTTCAAATAATCTTTACTCGTCATTATTACAGGTTTAGACCATGTGAGGCTTTTATCCCTCATCATTTTGTCCTCATCACTCATATATATTTTTTTAGTCATGTTTTGCTCCGTTGATTGTTGATGAATAAAAAACGCCGTCTAGTCCTTAGGTTACAAAACCTAATCAAGTTTTGACGGCGTTCTTAATTATTTATTGAAGTATTTTTGTTGCAGTTTTGCAAGTTTATCTTCAGCAGATAAAACTTCCATTTCTGCAAACGCTTCAGTAAATATATGCTCTTGGCTGTCTAAGATGGCTCTGCCGTTCTCAGTGTAGCCAAGTGCATTTATTTTGATTTCCTCAAGTTCGCCTTCGATTAATTGGCAACCTAGTCCAATCATCAAGATACAAATTTTTTCGGAAATCTTAAAACCTGCCCCGTAGTTGGGACAGGCTTTTTTTGTTTTGTAGCTCTCAGAGACTTTCTAACAATGCTAATGACGTTTGTTGCTTCATAGCATCTCATAAGCTCTTGAGGACTGAAAAGGCTTAACTGCTTCACGCAATTAGCCAACCTTCTGCAATAGCTTCATGGAACAGTTTTAAACGCTCCGAGCCTTTTGCTTTTGCGTATTTGTCAAAGTGGATTTGTTTTGCAAGGTTGTCTTTAAACTTTGCAACGCTTTCCGCTCTTTGAATACGCTGTACACATTTTGCAATTTGCATAAGTGGTACTCCGTATTGTTGATTGATTGATATTGACTTTAAAAAAAGTCTCAAAGCCTACCGCTTGGATAGGCTTTAAGTCTATTTTTAATATTTAAAGATTTTCTTTTCTTCGATAAGTTTAGTGTAGTCTATTTCTCTATGATAAAACTGTAATTCAGATAAAATAAAATTAAACTTGTTTTCATCTTCAACAGTGTTGAACATAGCATTGTTTCTGATTTGTACTAAATCATCAACTATCTTGAAAAGGTCTCGAACCTGTCCAAACTCTAAAGCAGTTTTTACAGTTGGAAACCCATTCTGATATGGCTCTTGTTTTAATTGTTTAGTGTCCAACATTACGCCACCGCCTTGTTGTTGCTTTTGTCTGTAGCTGTAAAAATTGGCTTGTCATCATTTAGATAACCTTGAGCCAATAAGATTGTCTCTCCACCACTAGAGCCGTGAGGCTTTCTATAAATTGAGTACATATCTTTTTTAACAACTGTATCAAAATGTAACTCTGTAACAATCTTGCCTTCCCATGAAGCCGCCTCTGTTACCAAACCAGTTGTCTTATGTCCTCTGGCTGTAGCTGTTGTCTTTCTAGCTGAGTAAGGTATTGAACCATAAAAGTGTGACATTGTTTTTTTCTCCGTTTGTTGATTGATTGATTGTGATTGCGTTGGCAATCTGTAAACACTTAAAGACAAGCTCTGAGTGTTTGCAGATTATCAACCGCAAATTTTGGTTTGACCTACTTTGCATCTCTGCAACCGCCTCCAAACCGTGAGGACTACCCGCACACCATTAAAGACAAACTCGCCCAGATAATATTTTTGCAGGGTGTTGGTATCGCAACGCCCACAGGTCAAACTCTACGCCTTCGAGGTCTGAACCTGCAACACTCACCGTGTGTGGCTCATGTTTTTTGTATGTAGATAAAAAACAGTAAAAAAATAATGTAATTTCCTTATATAGATGCATTTGTGGATTGCAACTATAAAATACAAAAAAAGTTAATTTTTTTTTATGTTGATAAATAAGCCTTATTTTACCTTATTTATAGGATATTATGGGACTACACAGGATTTAATAGGAATATGTGGGACAGAATTAGTCTTTATGAGTGGATAATTAAGACTGATTTGTTTTAAAATGAAACTCAAAAGACTTATTAACTTTTAAATTGTCTTTCTTTGTTTGTTGTTTCTTTTGTCTATAATTTTTATTGGTTCTGGCTTTGTATTGCTTTCCTGCGTCTGTCTTTAGCCAGTCTTTTCTAGTAATCATTATATAAATAACTATCCTTTGTTGTGCTTGTTGTTGTCCTTTGGTCTATACTTAATGAGATACTTAAAGAGATACACAGAGTATTCTTTTTTTTTGCTCTCATCTAATAGTGTAACTTTACTAATTAAAATACTTATGACCTTACCCCTGCAATGACCTCAAGGCGTGGCTGTGCGTGGCTCTGTGTGGCTTGTGGTAGTGCTTGTGGTGGTGCTTTTGGTGTGGCTGTGTGTGAAACTTAAAGAGAGCAACGCACACGCCCACAGGTGCAACGCAAAAAAACAGACTATCTCACACACACGCAAAAATAAAAAAAGCACCCCGCCCCCGTGTACCTGCAAAGGATATGCAGTCCTTATATAGTCAAAAACCCCTTTAATGCCTTGTTTTTTGGTTCTTTTGTGCAGTTCTACAGGTCTGGCACGGGGGAAACTCTGTCTCTGTGTATATCATATACCCCCTCAGATTTTTCTCTTAAATATTTGCCATTCGTTCTGCCATTCGTTTGGCACGATTAGGCGTTTGTTTAGCCCATCTACTATCTAGCATTTCCACACTAGCTTGTTTGTAGTCCTCATCTTGTAGAGCTTTGAGCATACCCTTAAACTTAGAGACCCCATAAGCACCCATTTGGTACACCATTTCAACCACAATGTTTCTTGCAGTCTCATCAATATTAGGACATATCATCAACAAATCTTCTGCTCCTGTAACAGCTCTAGCAAAGTCTCTTTCAAACAAGACTAACCAACCTGCGTGGTCTTTAGGTGGCTCTTCTCCGTCTAACATTTTGTGTCCATAACCGCCTGTAAGATGCCCTTCAGTACATTTGTAAACTTCTAATCTAAAGCCTTCTTCTTTCTTAATAGCTTCTTTTGTCTTTTCTAAATCCATCTGTCTTTTTCCTGAACCCTTCCTATGTTGTGTTCCATAAATCTTTCTAGTTCTTGGTCTAACAATTCTTCTTTGTGTTGATTGTAAGATAAGATTTGGTCTCTATCTAATCTGTCTACCCAATACTTAGCCGCCATAGCTAAAGCATCAATGGCATCATCATGTCTTAATGAACCTTTGTCTCTAGTTATCCTAGTCATCTGTCTAAACAACTGATGGTCAGGTTCTAGTTTAAAATCTTCATGTATTAACAAGTCATCAATAACTAATCTGTGACTATTCATTAAAGGCTCTAGTGTATCTATAATACGTTTTTCTTTTTGTGTATTATGTCTAACTTCTTCTATCTCACATGGGTGTATTTTTGCCATGACAGGTTTTAACAACTGAGTTGCCATACCGTCACCAAAGTTACTTTCTATGACTACATAGTTCACATCATTCTTCTTAGCTATGTTTGCTAGTCTAGCCATTGTATCTTCACTATAACCACCATCTAAAGAACCTATAGCAGTCAAATAAAGCACTCCATGAAGCATTTTAAGCACCGCATACGCTGTTTTGTCCGCTCCTCGACCTGAGGGGTCAATAGACATACATGTACCTTCAAATGGCGTAAATTCTTCGCTCATCATCATAGGAGCTACAAAGTAATCACCTTTAAGTCCCACATTAGGTATATCAGGGTCTATAGCTTTCATCTGTTCTGGTGATGAAGCCCATTGTATCTTAGCAGGAGCTTCCTTCCATGTAGAACAACCTGAAGCTACAATTAAATCGTTTAGTTTTAATGGATACCTGTTGGCATCACTTAAACTCGTGTCCAACATAAATTGTAAGTTAAAACCTGAACGACCATAAGATGATAGTCTTTCCATTAGGTCAACATTATCAAATCTTTTAGGGTCAGTAGGTTCACCTTCTTTACCCTGTATAATGTCTGCTAATTTATGACCATAACTAATTTTTTGTGTAGCATTAGGTACTAACGCAGTCCAAATTTTTGTTTTAAAACCTCTTTCCTCTAATGTGTTATATAATGACATCTCATTTTGAGGAGTTCCTAAAAATATAATTCTACCAGTGTTAGGTTTAATAATTGCATCAAACTCTTTGACTGTCTCAGACAATCTATCTCTCATTAACTGTGTTTGAGAGTTATTAGCACTCTCTACGTCATCAGCAATAATGATGTCTGCTCTACTACCTGTTAACTGCCCTGTAATACCCATAGATTTAACTGAGGGTGCGTGAGAAGCTAATGCAGGTGCTACATCAAATGATACCTTAGAATGTCTTTGATTATCTCTAGGTATTAAGTGTTGTAACAATGGCATTTCACCTATTAGCCTTTGTGTAAAGGTACTAAAGTCATCTGCTCTTGTTTTACTAGCAGATACTACCAAAATATTTTTTTGAGGATTAAGAAGTAATTGATGACATACAAAGGCAGAGGTAATCCAAGATTTACCTACGCCCCTGAATGCTTCTATTACCAGTCTCTTTTCGTTTGACTGTAAATAATCCGCAATATCGAATTGTATAGGTGTTGGTTCAGGCAGGTTTAAATGCTTCCAACATAAATACAAAAAATTTTTAAAATTCTTTAATCGTTTATCCATTGTCAAATGGTACTTCGTCTAAAATGTTATCTTCTTTTTTAGATAAAGGTTCTTTACTGTATGTCTTGCAAACTTCTAAACATACTTTCATCTCTGAAGCAGTTAAGTCTTCACCAGATTTTAATTTTTTATAAGCATGGTTTACCAATAATTGTGGTAACTCTTGTAGGACAGTTTCTATTTTATTGTGGTCTTCCTTGTCTGTTGTATTTTTTAAAGGTACTTCCTTTATTTCTTGACTTGACATGTATTCCTTTTCTCTTTTTTGGTTTCTCTCTAGGTACGAAATGCAAAAATTTTTGTTTAGCCATTATTTATTTTGAATTATTCTTTTAATGGTTTTGCTTCCATCTACGTTTTCTTCTAACTCTGCTGTTACTTCACCACACATAAATTGTTTATTGTCCATACTCATGTTACGAGTAGCTTCACGTTTCATTTTAAGGCAAGTAGATAGACTGTCCTGTATTCTGTGTTCAACCAGTTGTCCGTTTATAAAAAGACAAAGAGCAAAAACTAATGATACCTGCATTAGTGGTCACCATTTAACTTTCCAATGTTTGCTCTAACACTGTCTTTTAACTTCTCAACATCAATTCTTAATCGTTCTACATCTGATTGAAGTCTTAAAATATTGACTTTATTAGTCATATTTTGTTCTTGGTTTTGTTCCAATTTTTCTACTTGTTGAGCTATATGTTCCAACAACATGAATTGTTCTTGGTCTATAGGTAATTGTTTTGATGCCGCTAATAAATCTTGTTCAAATAATTGGTTTTTAGTTTCTAAACTATTTAATCTTTCAATAATGCCAAAATAAGCCCAAACACCTATTGCTACTGCTCCTACAATTGCAAGTAAATTTCTGATTGGTAAAGCAACTGAAGTATTTTCTGATATTTTCATTTAGCAACCTTACCTTTGTTAATACCTTTTTTAATAACATAATCTCTTGTACCATTAGCACCATGCTCAACTTCTTTTTTTAAATGACGAAAAACATTTTTTTCTTTTGCTTGTGTTTCTATCTTTTTTAAAAAACTTTCTAATGATTTAGTATCTCTCATTTCTTTTTCTTTTTAGATTTAGGAAAATCAAAAGTTAAAACTTCATCTAATTTTTCAAAAAGACTATCTACCCAACCAAAAAAATTATATAAAATTCTATCTATCATTTCTTTTTGAGTTTATTCATTGTAGTTACTCCAAATGAAGCTCCCACTATTGTTAAAATAATGTACCAAAACATAGGGTCAGCATTTTGTAATATTGCCCAACCACGTTCCATTGTGTCTTGTGTGTATGGAATAAAATGAAAAGCCATTAATAGTGTAAAGAAAACTACCAACCACTCGTCTTTCCATGAATGTTCTTGTTGTTTAATTTGTTCGATTGAAATTTGTGATACTGCGTCTAATTCTTTTTCTCTTACAATTTTATCTTTTTGCAATTTATGCTGAATAGCACCAAAAGTTTTTTCTGCTATAATTTTAGTAAGAGGATTTTTTAATAACGCTAACCACATCTTACATTGTCCAAAGAATTATTGACCAAAGCACAAACAATGTAAAAAGTTTTTTATTTGTGTTACGCCAGTAAATAACTGCTTTATCTCTCCAAGTTTTTACAGAGTATCCATATATTATCATACATTTTCCTTTTCTATTTCGTTACAAAAATAATTCATATAAAGTTTTTTTTCTTCAATAGGGTCTTTCATTTCAATTGAAAAATTTTGAATTAATTTACCTCCTGCTCCAACACACTCTGACCAACTATTAAACTCCGTTGGTAATGTCGCTGTGTTGTTACAATATCCTGTGATTGCCGAGCAAATGCTAAAGGCTAATATAAATTTCACTTAAACTGAAAAAATCCTATAATACCAACAATTAATGTTCCAAGTGCAAGAATAACTTTAAGTCCACCCTTACCCATAGAAACATCTTGTCTTAACGACTTAATTTCTTTTTTCATTTCATC